TGTTACCATAACTGAGGGTGAAGTAGATGCCATGTCTGCTTACGAATTATTAGGTAGCAAATGGGCATGTGTATCTGTTAAGACAGGAGCAGGTTCAGCACTAAGAGATTGTAAAAAAGCATTTGAATATTTAGATAGTTTTCAGAACATAGTTATATCTTTTGATATGGATAAACAAGGTAGAGAAGCTAGTGAGAAAGTAGCACAGTTGTTTAGTCCTAACAAATGTAAGATTATGAATATGGAATTTAAAGATGCTAATGAATATTTAAAGATGGGTAAGAGAGAAAAGTTCTCACAAGCATGGTGGAACGCACAACCTTACACACCTGCAGGTATTATAAATCTTAGTAGTCTTCGTTCAAAGTTATTTGAAGAAGATTATTGTGAAACAGTTCCTTATCCCTGGCATAAGTTAAATGATAAAACTTATGGACTAAGAACAGGTGAGTTAATTACATTTACATCTGGTGCAGGTATGGGTAAGTCTTCTATTATGCGAGAGATGATACATCATTTATTAAAGAATACAAATCATAACATAGGTATATTAGCATTAGAAGAAAATAAAAAGAATACAGTATTTAATATTATGTCTGTTGAAGCTAATGCTAGATTATATATTAATGAAGTTCGTAAAAATTATAGTGAAGAGCAGATATTAGAATGGTTTGATAAGACTATTGGCACAAATAGACTTCATGCTTTTGACCACTTTGGTTCTATAGATAATGATGAGATATTATCTAGAGTTAGATATATGGCTCAAGCATTAGAATGTAAATGGATATTTATAGACCACTTATCTATTCTTGTATCTGGACAAGATGAAGGAGACGAAAGAAAGTCTATTGATATTCTTATGACTAAACTTAGAAGTCTTGTAGAACAAACAGGTATTGGTATGCTATTAGTATCTCACTTGCGTAGACCTGCAGGAGATAGAGGTCATGAAGATGGTAAAGAGATTACACTTTCACACTTGCGTGGTAGTGCAAGTATTGCTCATCTATCTGATGGTGTGATTGGATTAGAGAGAAACCAACAAGATAATGATGAGGTCAAAGCTAATACAACAACAATAAGAATATTAAAGAATAGATACACAGGAGATACAGGTGTAGCTACACATTTACATTATAATAAAGAGACAGGTCGCATGAAAGAGATTGACAATCCTTACGAAGTAGACTATAATGCAGAGGATAATAAAGAGGAGGTACCTTTCTAATGAAATGTTATAACTGTCAGACAGAACTCATATGGGGTGGAGACCATGATTGTGAAGATGATGAGGAACATGCTATTGTTACGAACTTATCTTGTCCTAATTGTGGTGCTTTTCATTTAGTGTATTGGGGAGATAAAGATAAACAAGAAGACGAACCAGAGATGTGGAAACATTATTGTGAAGTAGAACAAAGTGAAATGGAAATAGGTAAAGGAGAAGCATGTAGTTGGTGTGGAGAGGTTGAGAATGAAAGTCGTACTTGACATAGAAACAGATACAATAGATGCTTCAGTAGTTAATTGTATTGTTGCAAAGGATATTAAAACAAATGTATCAACAATATTTAGTCCAGAAAATATGCATGTATTTAAAAATTGGTCTAAGAATATTGACCAATATATCATGCACAATGGTTTATCTTTTGATGCTCCTGTATTAAATAGATTACTGGGTACAAATATTAAACCTTCACAAGTATTAGATACATTAATACTATCACAGTTATTTAATCCATTGCGTGATGGTGGTCATAGTCTTGGAGCATGGGGAGATAGATTTAATTTTCCTAAAGGAAGTATTAAATCATTTGCTAATTATTCTTTTGAGTTACAAAAATATTGTAAACAAGATGTAGATATAACACATAAATTATACAATCATTTAAGAACAGAAGGTAGAGGTTTTTCTAAGTCTTCTATTCATATGGAACATCAGGTTAGAATTATTATAGACCAACAAGAAAAGAATGGTTTTTATCTTGATGTAAAGAAAGCTATGTGTTTACACAATACTTTATTAGACGAAGCTAATGATTTAGAAAAGTGGGGTCGTATACATTTTGACCCAACAAGAAAAGATTTAAAAACAAAAACAAAATACATTCCTTTTAATATAGGTTCACGACAACAGATAGCAGATAGACTTATAGAGATAGGTTGGAAACCTAAGAAGCATACAGAGAAAGGTAATGTGATTGTTAATGAAGAAGTATTAGATGGTATTAAATTACCAGAAGCTAAAAAGATTTCTAGATATTTGTTGCTCCAAAAAAGAATAGCACAAATCAAGTCATGGATAAGTGCTTGTGATGATAAAGATGGTAGAGTACATGGTCGAGTACATACCTTAAAAACCATAACTGGTCGTATGGCACATCACAGTCCTAACATGGCTCAGATTCCTGCTGTTCGTTCTCCCTATGGAAAGGAGTGTAGAGATTGTTGGACAGTCGAGAATCCCTACACCCATTCCATTGTAGGTACAGATGCTAGTGGATTAGAATTAAGATGTTTAGCACATCTAATGAATGATACTAATTTTACTGAAGAAGTTTTAAATGGAGATATACATACTGCTAATATGAAGATGGCAGGTATATCAGATAGAGACCAAGCTAAAACATTTATCTATGCTTTTATGTATGGTGCAGGTGCGAATAAGATAGGTAAGATAGTAGGTAAAGGTGCTAAAGAAGGTCAAGAATTAATCAATAGATTTTTATCTAATATGCCATCTTTAAAAAGAGTTAGAGATAGTGTAACAAATTCAGCAACCAGAGGTAAGATAAAAGGTATTGATGGTAGATTACTTCATGTACGTTCTCCACATAGTGCGTTAAATACTTTACTACAAGGAGCAGGTGCAGTCGTATGTAAGTTATGGTTGATTAATATGAATAAAAGAATACAAACATCTGGAGTAGATGCTAAGTTAGTTGCTTCAATACATGATGAATATCAATATGAAGTTTCTAAAAAAGATGTACAGAAATTTGGTAGTATTACCAAAGATGCAATGAAGGATACAGAACAACAGTTGCAAATGAAATGTCCATTAGATAATGAATGGAAGGAAGGTACTACATGGGCACAGACACATTAAAACAATTACATTTATTTAATGTAGAAGAAGATAGGGATACTGTTGATGTGGCTACACATAAATGTAAAGAGTGTGGAGAAGTAAAACCTATTCGTTCTTTTAATACTAAAAATATAATACCTCCTCAAAAAAAAGAGGGAAGTTTTTATCCTGTTCGTAGACAAACACATGAAGGAGATGTTCAGTTATTTGCTTTATTTAATACCTGTAGAGAATGTGATGCTAAAGGAAGAGCAGGTAGACATGCTAGAGAACGTATGTATTCTAAACCTCCTGAAGGTTATCGTTGTCCTATATGTAAAAAAAATGAAGAAGAAATTTTAGGTAATCAAGTAATTGTAGACAAAGATTATAATGTTTATAAAAGAAAATATGATTTAAAAAGTGCTTGGCATATTGACCATGACCATAAAACAGGAGAGTTTAGAGGTTGGTTGTGTAGAAATTGTAATACAGGACTAGGAAGTTTAGGAGATACTATAGAAGGTTTAGAGAGAGGAATTAAATATTTGAAAGGAGAGTTAAATGATATTTAAAGGAAGAAAAGGTCATGAAAAATATATTGAACGTGGTATATCTATTGAAAAAGTTTTTAAAACATGTGCTGAAAATTTAGGGTACGAAGTAGAGGAAGCTTCTCAAGACGATAACATGTTTAAACATATTGATTTAATTTTAAAGAAAGGAGATGTAAAAATTACAGTAGATGTAAAAGCAAGAAGAACAGGAACAGATAAGTCGAAAGGTTATGATGACTTATGGACTGTAGTGGAGTTTAAAAATACTGTAGGTAAACCAGGTTGGTTATATAGTAAAGCAGACTTTATTGCTTTTGAACGTAAAGATGATTTTGTGTGTGCAAACACAGAAGAGTTAAGAACTTTATGTGAAGAAATTGTAGATTTAAATGATGAGGTTAGTAGTTTTAAATATGCAGAGTATAAAGTTTGGGGAAGAAAATATAAAGATTACAAAGATTTAATGTCTAGAATAGAAATGTATCATATAACTAATTTAGAAAAAACATTTATTTGGAAAAAAAGTCTTGACATTTCTACAGAAATATGTAATAATTCAATTTTAATTAATAGAAAGGAAAAAAAAATTATGAGTGTATTAAAAGGAAATGCTTATTGGGCTAGCATAACAAGCCCTAACACAACATTTGATTCTGATGGTGTGTGGACTGTTGACGTAGGTAATCTTGATGCGAAGAATAAAAAGATGGCTCAAGAAGATGGTCTTAATGTTAAGAATAAAGGTGATGACAGAGGAGACTTTGTTACTATCAAAAGAAAAGTTAAAAACAAACGTGGTGATTTAAATAAAGCACCAGAGGTTGTAGATGCACAGAAGAGAGCTATGATTAATACGTTGATTGGTAATGGTTCAGAAGTTAATGTGTTATACTCTACATATGATTGGGAGTTTGGTGGTAAGTCTGGAGTGTCTGCTGATTTAAGAGCAGTACAGGTTACTAACTTAATTCCTTACAATGCAGATGCAGATGCTGACAATGCATTTGATGTTGTACCTGATGGGTTTGTTTCTAATGAAGATACAGATGCAAGGTTTGCTTCTTAACTAAGAAAGGACATGGGGAGTTCTGGCTAAAACCAACGTACAGTAATCAGCTTGGTCTCCCCATTTTAATCATATGAAGACAATAGATACATTAGTAGAAGATATATATAACTTATTTGAACCAAGTATTATTAATCAAATAAGTGAAAAAGATTTAGAGAAACATTTAAAAG